CCGTGGCGGCCGTGGCAGCCGTGGCAGCCGTGGCAGCCGTGGCAGCCGTGGCAGCCGTGGCAGCCGTGGCAGCCGTGGCAGCCGTGGCAGCCGTGGCAGCCGTGGCGGCCGTGGCGCAAAACAACAGGGTAGGACACAAACAACCGACGACGGTCGCGGCCGCTTGTTGTGCAAGGTGAAGCCAGACCGCCGGCCGAACTGGCCCCCCAACGCCGGCTGCTCATCGGATCCCTCATCCGTTGCAAGCCGAGTTCCCGCCAAATCCTACAGAAAATCGACTCCAAAGCCGGGGACGTATCGGCCTCTGAGGCGGTTATCGGACCCGAACAAAACCCGAACGGGGCTGCGGGGTAGCGAAAACGTGAAACATCAACGATAGGTTGACAGATTTTTATGTCAGAATATCGAACTAGGTTTTAAGAGTTTAGCCGCTCGTGGCCGCTCACTTGCTGAACACCGGCCGTTCCAATGGTCGCCGTTTCGCTGGTCAGTAGTTCAACCCATTTCTTTGCACTGCCGGGGTTGCGACGCACTATGTCCACCAGGGAGTTCTCTATTGTCCTTATCTGGGCTTCGGTCAAGTCCAGGCCATATATCGATGAAATGGCCTCTAGAAGCTCATGAAAGGCGGTAGCGGCCACATAGAGGGGTGACATTCCGTTATGAACCGATATCTTGGGAGAGGGATACGACTCGAAGTAGCCAAAACAGTCGTCAGCCTTCAAATCTTCCAGATATACCCCAACATCGGTATATCCCACTCTGATGGAGTCGATCTTCATTTGTTCTGGCTCCTATTCGCCTTTTTGGAGCGAAGAGCGAGGTTCGAGTAGGCGTTGTTCCTCGGATTCCCATCCTTATGGTGTACATCCTTCCCGTCGTTCCGTTTCACCAGACCAGCAGCGATGGCCTTCCTCCTAGCCCGGTTACGGCTGAGGCGATCTGCATTGTTCTTTGGTTTCTTGTCCATTTTCCGACGTTTGGCTGGGGCATACGGCATTTGGGGCTCCTTCGCAGCATGGAATGACTACCTGGCCACAGCGTCGACACTGACGGTGGCCATGGATTTCTACAAAATTTAAAGAATTTTCACCACAATCGTGAAAAGGGGGTTGCATATCGTCCAGCACTAGGTATCCTCTCTTTATAATACCTATAGAAAACCTATAGCTTTCCAACAAATGTTTTAAAAGGGCGAGATCGCGAAGCGATTCTACCAAGGCCCGCCATGGCTACCATAGCCACCATGGCTACCTTAGACGCCAATCCAATTAGGTTCTTTAGGTCTACCTCTACTACCATTAAAGTTATGAAAAGAGTCTTTAAACTCTTCTATCTCTACTTGTAATTTCTCTTCTTCCCTCTCCTTAAGAGCGTCATCTATATCTCTCCCTAATTGGTCAATCCAATAGCCACAAGCCATGGAGAGAGCGTCAATCCTATCGTCAAACCTTAGACAGCCTCTCTCCTTGGTCAGCCTAGTCATCTGGTAGAAAAGCTGATATTTCAATGAGTCTTCTCCAGATATCCCCTGCGTACTACTGAAGTCATCCTGTACGACGCGGCGGTCGACGATGAGCTTTCCCTGGTTCATGATGGGTTCCAGGTAGTCGACGATCCTGAATTCCTTAGTCTTGCTATGCCTGACCTCTTCGACCGTGACCGGATAAATCCGCTGGAGGAAGGGCAAAAGCAGCTTCAGGAACATGCCATCCCCGAAGTTTGCCTCCACCAGCACGTAATTAACCTTCTGCTCCTTAGCCACGGTGGCCAGGGTTTCCAGGGTCACATCGGTATACCCTGATCGCAGGCCACCCGAGGCGGTCAGGAATAGCTGGCCATTCAACATCTTCACCACGGCATACCCGCATTCGTCCTTACCTCGGCCGGCGGGATCCACGGCCATGACTGAGCCTTGCCAGGGGATCAGATCCCCGACGATCTGCATAGGACGATAATACCGGTCCCCCTTGAAGCCGACGTTTGGCACGGAGTCATCCCAGGCCAGATCCGGGTCAGCGGCTCTGATAACCTTTTCCGGACCCACTTCTGAGTCCAGGTCCATCACGACAAGATCCGAGAGTTTCAACGGGAACCTCAACTCATCCGACATGGAGGTATCGAGTTGGAACTGAAGCCCGAACCCTGATCTGCCATAACTCATCTCTCGTTCGAGCAGGTCATCGTCATCGAAGCGGCTGGGGTCCGTAGGACGGCCTGAGAGGTCCGCTGAGAGCTTCTCCGAGATATAGGGGGCTAAGGCGTCCCCGTAGACAGAAGCCACCTGGGAGGGCTTAGGGTATCTTGCTGGCCAAACACGGGATTCATAGCCCCTGGCGGGTAGGAGGGAGTAGATGGAGCCGCTATCGACCTGGGGGGTTCCTAGGTAGATGATTCGTCCCCCTGGTTTGAGGACCGCGTCGAATTCTTTAACGGACTCCGATACCTTCTCACGCATGTTTTGAGTCATGGAGTTGTTGAGGCTCTCCACGTCGTCAGCAATGATGAGGTCCGCACGGGAGCCTGTGATTGCCGAGGTCACGCCCAGGGACCGGCAGGAAGGGGCGTGAGAGGGAGGCGCTGGGCCAACGTCGAAAGCTATCTTGCTATCCCGCTGGTCCTCCCTGGGTCGGAGGTGCTGGAGGGCCGGCATACCTCGGATGAGTTGCTGGCAAAAGGTCGAGAAATCGTCAGCGCGGGCCTTCCCCGCCGAAACGACGAGGATGTTTGCGGAGGGGTTCATCAGCAGTTGGTGGCAGGCAAATACAGAGGTGAGCCAGGACTTCCCGACGCCTCGGTACGCCATGACCAGGAGCCTCTTTGGCCCGTGCTGGAGGTATTCCGCGATGTCGTATTGAATAGGTGTGGGTGCCGGTAGATTCAGGTGCGACCAGGCCATGTAGACCAGGTTCCTGAAATCAGCCAGAGGATGCGATTCGTTGTTTTCCATCGGCGTCGAAGGGGAGCGAGATGGCTAGATTGTGAAGTGGAGTGCCTTCTCCGAGGGCGCAGTCGATCCCGTTGTCCTTGAGGAATTGCCTCGCGACTGATAGGTCTGCGGACGATGCCTCGCCGCTTTCGATCTTGTGCAGCAGGTCATTGCATAAGGCGTTGTGAATCGATTTTAGAGCTTCTTCATTCATCATGATGGGGTCTCGTTAATTTCCACCTGAGCCCAGCTGCATGTGCGGCCCGAAGTGCCGTAATCGATACATCGCATGTACTGGACGCCGTCTTCCTCCGCATGTTGGCAGATCAAATATCCTGGATTACGGTTTGGCTGGGACGGGACTTTAGGACCACCCCCTTTGTACTCTGTGACACTTAAGCTGGAAGACCCAGGCACCAAGCCGACTTTCGTATAGAGACCTGTGGAGTTGAAGGATACGGATTGGGCGTCAGCAATAGCATTGAGGTTCGTCGCTAATTCCAAGTCCGATTCGGCTTTCGTTGCCATGTATTATCTCCTATTAGTGAGTTTGCACACCCACCGAGTTATTATTGGTCCAAGCCGTAGACAAGATCTCGTCATTGGGAAGGTCATCAGCGTTAGGCACAGACCACGCTGACGCATGCCCATTTAAAGCGACGGGCGTGTCAGCTGTGCCGATCTCTTCATGCGTGGGGATTGTTCCGCCGCTAAAGAATATAGGCTGGTGGATGGTGCCTTTCATGCCGTACAGGTTTGTCTTATAGGCACCGAAGATCATATCGGAAGTAGACGTGTATATGGGGTGATTGTTATTCAGAACGCTAGCCTTTTCGGTCGGAGTGTTATCGTCTGAGCTGACGAAAATGCGCATGTAGTAGTCGCCAGTCGATCCGTCCTCGGTGTATGTAAAGTAGGCGAGGTATTCCTGCTCTGAGGGGACAGTGTGTGTATCATCATACGCATAGATGTATTTGTGCCCTGCCGTGCCTCTGACATAAAAATAGAAAAGTTTGTTGGTTCCCAAATAACAATAAAAGCTCCGATCCGCTGCGTCGGGGTACTCGTACTGGGCCCACAAGGTCCGCTGGAAAGCCCCGTCAAAATCAGGGAACACTCGAACCAAAACACCAAAATTAGTGCGGTCCCACGCCCCGAAATCACTCGAAGACATTGTCAAACAAGATTGAGGATTGGAACCAGTAACACCCGATAAAACGAACTCGTTTGTTGGGACTGAGCCCCCACCCCCACCCTCTGCAACGTCGGTTACCGTTACCGTAACCGTTGCTGTGTCCGACAGCTCGCCGGTGCCATCATCAGTCACTGTTATGGTTAAGACATGCTCATCCTCTGTTTCGTAATCTAGATCACCCGTGGTGGATAATGCCCCGTCCGCCGCATTAATCGTGAACAGGCTATCGCCATTACCAGCGGTGATCGACCACGTCAGTGTGTCTCCATCTTCGTCAGTGGCAGCGACGGTGCCCAACGACGAAGCGCCCGCATTCTCGGCAATCGTAAAGGCATTATTGACAGCCACCGGCGCTTCGTTAACGTCGTTCACATCTACCGTAACCGTGGCGTTGTCCGATAGCGATGAATCGCTGACGTTGATTGTTAGAACATGCTGCGGATCGTCCTCAAAGTCGAGATCGCCCGTGGTGCTTAATTCGCCTGTGGAAGCGTTAATCGTGAACAGGCTATCGCCATTACCAGCGGTGATCGAATAGGTCAGCGTGGCCCCGTCATCCACATCGCTAGCTGCAATCGTGCCCAGTATTGAGACTCCACCGTTTTCGTCCTCCGTAAACGTGGCGTCCACCGCAATTGGCGGCTCGTTGACATCGCTTACCGTTATCGCAACCGTCGTTGTGTCCCACAGCGCCCCGTCCGAGACCAGGATCGTTAGCGTGTACGAGGCC